TATTGAATGGAGTTGGAGATTGGTTAGGACAGGATGATAATATTGCTACTTGTAGCGATGCAACGGCAGTTACTTGGGTATTTACAACTCCAAAGACAGAACAAATGACATTTGTAGTTTCTGAAACTCTTAAATATTTATATTGTGAATCTGGATGGGTTAATCCGTCTTATGCTATTCCACTACAAATTGAATTAGACGTTTTTAAGACTTCTACATATACAGGATCGACAACAGAATTAACTGATGCCATAAGGGAAGCGTTGGTAACCATATTTTCAAGTAGGTTCGGAATTAACATTAATCTGTATCGTTCAGAGATAATAGATGTTGTTCAAGAAGTAGATGGAGTTGAACACTGCAGATTAATTCAACCTCAGTCAAGTATTTTCTTTGATTTTGATATTAACGATTTTACACAAGAACAATTACTGTCATATGGACCAGAATATGTATATTTTGAAGAAGATGATATATCAGTTAGGATATTTTAATTATGGATATAATTTTAAGTAAAGCAAAAGTTAATTTGCCACAATTACGAAGAGCTATAGAGAAATTAGCGGCGAGAGAATTATCCGCTCTATCTGAACCTTGTTACTATCCCAAAACAAAAAGATTTTATTATGAACTGCTGGCTTTAATGGGTCTTAAAGATAAGGACTTTAAAGCGTTTGTTAAAAGGACTTATAAAGGACACAAAGCTGAGAAATGGGCGATCTATTCCTCAAAAAAAGAAACAAAGCAGGGTTTCATTCGGTTGTTTTGTATCATATTATTGTGCAATACGCTCGACTTATGTATAAACAGTTAAAGTATTGTAATCCAGATATTTTTACCCAAACACTTGAAAGATTAACAAAAACACATCTGTTTGCAAGAGAGAAAACAATTTCAAATGCTTTATACTATCTATCAAGGGAAGTGTATGCTAATAGAAAATATGCAGAAGGAATTCTTGAATATGATATAGACAAGATTGTAGAGTTTCAAGTAGTATCTCGTACTCGAGTATCCCAGAGTGTTAAAAGCTTTGTTGAAAATTATTATAAAATTAGAGAATCAGGCAATGTTGTAAAGACTCATGAGGAACCTAGTGGAGATGAAGAAGATAGAAGACCAGACGTGAAAGTTGGTCAAAAAGGCAAGAAAGTAATTGATGATATTGTAAAGAAATTTGTTATTTATAAAGTCATTGATAATAAAGCAGCAGAAGAAGCTAAAAAATTGAGTAAGATAAAAACATCAATTGCTACCATTATAATTCAAAAATTAGTTAACGAAAAATACGCTGATAATATTAGAATGGTTCTGCAGTTATTTATAAAAGGAATTCCTGATGTGCAGTCAATGTGTGGAGATAAGTTTTATCCGTATGTGAAGAAATTGATGGCAGTGAAAAGAACTAGAGCGACTGTTTATTTCAAACAACAAGTAAACATTCTTGTTATTAAAGCATTAGAAGAAGCTGGTCATAAAAAAGCATATGACTCATACACAACACAAACCCAATTCATTATTAATACCTTCCTAGCATATTATTTAACAATAGTGTTAAGAAACAATCTTTGTTAAGCAAACCTTTCCGGAGTAGCTTCGACTTCATCAATTCTAGCTCGAATGGTTTTTAGTTTATTATACTGATCTATCAAGCAAGTTCTACGCACAGAAATTGATGGGGATATCTCAGCACAATCAATTGCACTTATTTCTTCAATTTCTGCAACTAATAATCTAAGAATTTCAGCTTTGTCGAGTTGTCCTTGTATTCCTATAAATGCTTTATTCTCTCTAATCGGAGGATTTGATTTTTGTGACTGTGTTTTTTCTGTAATTTCTTTCGGAATTTTAACAGTTTTTGATTCAACAAATTTTGGATTTCTTATTGTTACTCCTTTACGATCTGTAATTTCTTTTGTAGTTTCCATTCCTTTTAAATACTTTCTAAGAGTTGGTCTTGATTTAACTATATCTTGACTAGATGCTAACATACTTCCATATAAGCTTCCAAAGTCTATTCTTACATCTACTATTCCCATTGATTGTCTCTGAGAAATTTGTTGTTGATCACCACCTTTAACAATTGTAATGTTAGATATAAATGCTGGATCTAAATCATAAATTCCATCAGCTACTATTCTGTGAATGAATGGCCAACTATATGTATTGCCATCATCTGAAAGTGGAACTCCAAGAAGCATTAGTGCTGCAATTGGACCGATGATATATTTTTTAGTTGTCGCAACACTTCCAGGAGCTGGATTATAAAGACGAATGGTCATTGTATATGAAGGTTGAAAACCGCTTGATTTCCAGACCATCGGAAAATCTATTCTTTGACCGGCCATTAATTTATCTACAGTATGTACCATTGAACCACCTGGGCTTCCCATACTACTAAATAAATCTCTTGCAACATCAGCAGCTTTTATCATCCCTTTTCCAAATCCACCAGCAACTCCTCCTTTTGCAGCTAAAACTTTAGCATAATTACCATACCCTTCAGATAAACTTCTTCCTCCTGCAATCTGAGCCAGTGAAGCTGCTCCCTCTGAAGCAACGTCTGTAAATTTTTGTAGAAAGTTGTCTCCATATTCATTTGAAAAAGAATCGGTTGGAAAACTATCAGCTAAAAATGCTACTTCAACCCAAGTTTTTTGATTACCTATTGAGTACCCGTGTGATTTTAATAGCTCATGATAGTATAGAGTTGAAGAGGGAAGTGTGCTATGGTCTGGATGCCCTCCGGGTGCATTAAATGCAGGAACCCTTGTAAAAAGATCTAATCCCTCTCTAAACGATGGAATCCCAGGATATATTTTAGCAATTGGCATTGAGTTTTTAATCATACTATTTGTTTCTGGAATTAAATTACTTGGAGGCATTCCAAAAGTAAAATCTAAGTCAATTATCCCAGCAGACTCTTTTGCTCCTTTTTGTTTTTTTGTTGCTTCTGTACTTGTACCCATTTATATATCTCCTTAATCCCAAAACATCTCTAAAGTATCCATATCTACTCTACCTGTTATTACTGTTTTCTTAAGATCTTGATATAAGTTTCCTGCTGCTTTACCACCCTGGTTTACCATCTTTTGTGAACTGTCACTAACTGTATTGACTAATGATGTTGTTTGATTTCCTACAGTTTCAGAAAAGTTTTTAGTCATGTCTTTTGTTGCTTCAAGCTGTTTATCAGCAAACTCTCCCAACGCATCAATGGTCTCTTTGCCTTTTGATTTAGCATCTTTAGCATAATCTTTTGCTAATTGACTTGCATCAGTAATAACATTTCCTGCTTTATCATAAAACTTACCACCTGTTTTTTTAGCATATGCACTTGCATCTGCAATTACATTTCCTGCTGAATCATAAAGTTGAACACCTTTGGCTTTAGCTGCTGCAATAGTTCTTTTAGCTGCTTCGGAAAGTTTTGTCATTGTACCTTTGGAGTCTTGTACTCGTCTAGTCCAATCTTGTTCTTGTTCAGCCATTTGTGCTGGGGTTAATTCAGTTTTGTATTTATCTAACCAGTTTAGAAATTTTTCTTCTCTTTTCATACCGAATTTAATAGGATCTGTTCCCCATCCAAACCATTGACCTCTTCCTCCAGAACCACCTTCAACAGATTGATTATTTATCCATTCTTTTCTCCAAGGACCCAAACTATCAATAGGATATTTAAGATATCTACCAATGTTCTTTTCATAAAACTGTCTTTGTCCCTTTTTTACCATTTCTAATTTTGGATCATCAGCAACGCTTTGATTGGCTTGTGCTGAACTCATTGTAGATAATAATCTTGTTTGATATCTAGCTTTGACTCCTTCCGCACCTCCGGTGCTTCTTGCTACCTTGGATTTTTCCCATGATTTCGCTACATTCTCTGCTCCTGCTTTTCTATTTGCAGCAAACATCTCATCCCATTTCTTTTGTAACCATGGACCAACATATTTATTTATCCAACTTCCAATTGCATATCCTAGTCCCGCTGCAAAAATAACTCCAAGAGCAGGTACTAGAAACTTAGCAAATGCTCCAGCGCTCATCAAGAAACCTAATCCACCTTTTTTCAATCCAAGGAAATCCATTACAGTACTTAGTAATCCTCCAATTATACCTTTGACTGCACTGAAGGCACCCCCTATCATACTCATAAACGATTTGAATTTTCCTCGTTTATTCATTTGATCTAAATCTTTTGCTGTTGCTTTCTGTAGTTTAAATTCTTTTTTATGTTGTTTTACATTTGCCGCATATAAACTATTAACACCACTTAGAAGATTTGCCCCTTCTTTCTTGTCTTCTTTATGTTGTTTGACATTTGCCTTATATAAACTATTAACACCGCTTAGAAGATCTGCCCCTTCTTTCTTTTCATCTCTCCATTTTTTATCTTCAACTGCCTTAACTTTATCACTCGTGTCCACTACCCTTACAGGAATTGGTGAATCATCAGATGGTGCAGGTAGTTCTTTTTGTATTTGTTTTCCCTCTGGAAGCTCACCATATAGAGATTTTTCCATTTTTCTACCAGCAGTCATATCCATTAAGGTATTAAATAAAGTTGATCCCCAAAGTTTTCTTTCTTTTGTTGCCCAATCTCCAATGGCTTTTCCTTTTTTCCATCCTGCTTTACCAGTACCACCAAACATTATATCAATACCACCAGCAATAACAGCAGGCATCCACTTAGAAGAAACATTTAACATTTTTCTTGCTATGCTCATTATAGACCATAGAGTTTTTTGTGTTCCAATTAATGGCGGATATGTTTTGCCTGTTACATATGTTGATAGATCTCTAGTTGCCCAAGCTGTATGTCTTGTATTTAAAACAATATTATCTAATCTATGCATACTTTCGGCATATATAAGTCCTAAGATTAGACTTATGTTTTCAAATGGATTTTTAGCACTTGGTAATTGGCTCTTGTATCCCCCTCTTGCTTTAAAGACACTATATGCTAACTTTCCAGGGAAAGATAAAGCACTGGTGAAGCTTTTTAAACTGAATACAATATTTCTGAATGTTGGATGTTCTACAAGCATTTTAGTCCATACTTGTTCCATTGTCCCAATTGTTGCTCCTAAAGAATCTTGTATTGATAAGAGAGCACGAAGCATTCTCGTTTGAGCTGGTTCTTCATATTGTGTTTGAACTTGATTCATTGCTCTCAGAAATCCTTTAAAGATACCAACTTTTTCCAATTTCTCTTGCCCTTTTACATAACCGGCCATATTTGCCATATTATGTAATTGAGCTCGTTTAAAAGTTACTCCAATTTCTTGAACAGCACTGACACTCTCATCTATTCTACTTAAAACTTTTTCAATTGGAGCGACAATTTCTCCAGCGTGGACTTCAACCATACCCCCTTTCTTAACATATCCACCGCCTTGCATTTTAGGTATATCGTCTTCGCCTTCTTTTTTCCCTTTGAAGAAACCTGAAATGGTTTTACCAACTCCGCTAAATACACCTTTTAGAGATTCGGCCATCTTCTCTTTAGCTTTTCGGAAAACATCTGTTTCCATAAATTTAGCTGCAAAGTAACCAAATATAGGAGTACTTCTTGAAAGGGCCATAGCAACTACGCTTTGCTTGTTATAACTAATATCTTCTGAGATAGCTTTTCCGTATTGAGAAATAGCATCTTTAGTAGCTGTTGCAGTTCCTATTGTAATGGCATTAATACCTTGAGCAAACGATCCCATAGTCTCTTGCATTTTATGAAGAATGCCAACGGTAGCAGTTTGAACTTCACCAACAGCTTCACTATCTCCTGCCATTTGTTCGACTTCAGTAAGTCTTTGATCTACATCTCGTTGCATTTGATTGATAGTATTTGACACACTACTGACCTCAGAAATTCTTTCATCCTGTGCGTCAGATGTTTGTGTGATACTACCTGGTTCTATGGGTTGGTCTGGCATGTTTTTATCCTCTAGCCATCATTTTAAATGCTTTCTTTATATTTCCATCATTTGGAAATAGTTCAGCAACTACACATATAACTTCTGAGACAGAAAACAGCTCTTGATATATTCCAGTTATTGTATTGCTCTTTCCAAATGCTTGTTTATATGCTCTACCTAGTGCATTTAAGAAATGAGAATATTTACTATATACTCTTCTAAATGCGTTAAAGTTTAAATTTATAATTTTGATTGCTACAATATAATCGGTTAATGTCTTCATAAAAAGTTCTTCGTTAAGTGCTGTATAAGGTTTAAATGCAGTTTCAAGTATATTAAAATATTTTGTAAGACTTTTGTTTATATTAGATCTTCCAGCTGGAGTATCTAATATTGAAATGAATCCTATTACTCTATCTAACTCTTTTTTAGGAAGACTTTTTAAATTAAATATTTCAGTGAAAAAGCTTCCATAATATTTTCTTAAGAAAGGAGTAAATAGAGCGAGAAACTTTCTTAAATTTTTCCCGGCGGCCAAATGCATACACTCATGCATGGTTGTTGAAACAAGTTCGTTGTTTGAAGCAGTTCCGAAGATACTTATATTATTATCAATTAGAATAAGGATTCGTTTTTCTTCTATATAATACATTGCCATTATATCTTTATCTTGTGGACTACCAAACATTCTTTTCATAAAAAATCTAACTAAACCTTTATGTTTATAACATGGAACGATTGTTCCTTTCTCTACCATAGTTTGAATATCGTTAACTATATCTTTTCCTCTGCTGGACTTTCGGAATGCCGTTACAAAACTCTCCTTGAGTTTTTCTGAAGTATAAAACTTACTCCCTCCGATAGTCAAAGCAACTTTCAAACCAATTGGTTGTAACTCCTTATTCTTTGAAGAACTCGAGTGTATCTATAAATCCTGAATTTTTATCCATATTATCTTTAACCTGTTTCATAATAGCGTGATCTGTAAATCCATTATTTGAATTCTCAATATTCATATTCATTATATTCATCATTTCACTTGATAAAGATGAATACTTGTTAGAATCAATTAACAGAGGTGGATCATATTTTCTAACATACATACAAACTGCAGCAGCTAGTGCTAAGTCATCATGACAACCGGAATCAGCTTCAACTTTACCACTAGTTTTTGAAACCAATCCTGTTAGTTCAAGAGCGAGTCTTTCTGATTTTACACTTTCAGGATATTGTGTCATATATGAGTATAAAGCATCAATCATTAACGGTCTAGTTTTTGCAGTTGTTGATAATCCAGGTTTCCATGTATTTTGACCGACTTTCTCTTTATATACTGACGTTGCAAATTCACTATTATACATATGCTCAACAACTTGGTTACCATATGAGTTTGATTCTATAACTAAGGTTCCTGGATATTGTGCCGCAGCAACTTTAACAACTTTTACAAAATCAAGGACTTTACACTTACCTTGATATTCCCAAACCTGCTCTAAAGTCTCATAATTCCATACTGTAATAGCTGACATATCCTTACCGTGTTCTGGAGCTGTATCAACTCCTATTATATAATGAGTTCCTGGTATAGGATCTTCATATTTCCATACTTCACCGTTGAATATTTTAAGTATCTCTTGTGGTTTGACACATGATGCTTGCATCTTTTCAACAGTATCAGCTTCAAAGAATGATCCTTCAGCAGGCAAGAATTTTAGTTCTAATTCTTGAGCTATTTTCTTGTGATCGTTATTGAATAATTTACATTGTGTTTCATACCATTGTTCATCATCTGCTAATTCAGGAATCATCTTCCAGTGAATAACAAATGGATGAAAAATATCTTCTCTTGAAATTGCTCTCATATATTTTTCAAAATACCATTGACCGATACCAATTGTCTTGTTTGGAGTTGAAAGCACAATTGTACCATACGGAATACCATTTTTCCTTGCGTGCATTTGATTTGTTGAAAGAGCGGGAACCATACTAGTCCATGCTGAATCAATATGTCCTACAAATGCTGCCTCATCAATTACTAATAGAGTAATTGCCTTACCACGAAGCGTTTTGTTTGGAGCATTTGGGTTAACAGGTGAAGCATATACTTTACTTCCATTTGTAAGAATGAATGATTGCTCTGCTCTTTTTGCAAATCCTCTTCCAAGAAGACCGCCAAGAGGTTTCATCCAATCAGGAAGTTTTTCAACCATTCCTCTGATTGCTCTTGAAAAGTCGGTTGCTTCTTTATAGTCTTTTGAAATAATTCCTATAACTGCATTGTCATAAAAGATTGCAAGCCATGCTGCATATGCTTGTATGATAGTTGAGATCCCGATCTGTCTGCTCTTTAGAACTAAAACATATTTGTATCTTTCAACTGTGTCAATTAATTCAACTTGTTTTCTATATGGGGTTAATAACTGATCTTTACCAGGTAACTCAATTAATATATATTTTCTACAAAAGTAATCAAAGCTAGATTTGCATCTCAAAAATTCTGCAACGTACTCATCTGCAAGGTCTGCTAGTTGTTGAGAATTTTTAGTGATAGATATAGATGCCATACTATACTCCTTTATTATTTGTTCTAATTAGCTGATAATCTTATTCGTTCTAACTAGATAAAGACGTGCAGCCGATTCCCAGTCTTTAGCTCTGATAAAATCTAATGTGCTTGCTTTTAAAATATATTTTCCTGTTAAGTCTGAGACATCAGTCATTTTAGAATTTAACTGTATAGCTTCTCCAACTTCCATAAGATTAAACAGCATTAAGTTTTGTTCAACTTCTATTGTTATAGTTGATAACTCAGATATTGCTTTAGAAAGATTAGCATTAATATAAGACTGTGAGTCATCATTTCCACTATGATCTTTTGCATATAAAATTCTAGTTGCTGGATCTATTGCAGTATTTTCAAAGAAAATTGTATTTGATTTAGATATTATTCCGTATGTTTTAGAAAATGCTTCAAGGTCTATATCAAATTCTGTAAATAATGAATCCTTTGGTTTTGCAATATATCTTACAGTAGGAGCTATTGCTGCAAATGTTGAACTCCCACTATATCCAGTTTTTAAAGGAGCTAGTGTATAATAAACTTTTCCATCTCCCGACTTTTTAAATATATCAGAGTTATCAGAATTTGTTGCTAAATGCCAAATTGTAAATCTATGAGAAGAGGTTATTTTCTTTGTTAAATTTTTTATATGGATTGTAGATTTTGTGGGTTGAGTTGTATCAGAGCTACAATATATTGCTGATAGTCCATTGAAGATACCAATTGTTCTATTTAAATATTTTAATGCTTGATATAATGTTGTTGGGGGAACGAGTATTTGATCCAATACATCAGCATTTCTATCATTGGTATCATAATTTAAAGTTGTTTGACCAACATTTGATACTAAATGACTGATGGTTCTGAATAGATCATAACCATAAAATACATCATTTACTATTGTATTCATTACTTTGTAAGGATGTCTTGAAACTGTAGTAACTGTATAAGCTCTTCTTTCTTTATATCCAGGTGTTTGAGATGCTGGACCAAGTTGATCATACATTGGTATGTCTATTTCAGTTGTGATTGGCAAGAGATCAAACTTTATTCTTTCTAATGAAAAATCTTGAGAAACATCTCCAATGTATCTTGCTGTAAATTCAATTGGAGTTTGTCCATATAATTTTTCTACTATAACATCTTTTGGATCTAAGAATAAATCTAAAATAACTGTTTGATATGGAACTTCAATAGATGTAAGAACACTAATCTTATAAAGGTCGGGTGTTAGATCAAGTTTTCCTATTTTTACTTCAAATTCGTATGTTCTAGATGGTGACCAGTATCGACTTTTTTGTACCATTTCTAACCCCTTATTTTATTTTTTTGTTCCAAAAAAAATGAGGTGGGGGTTTAAAACCCCCGACTCATCTAGTCAGTTTGCCCTGATTCAAGTCTTGACAATACATCATACATCCTTGCCGGAATGACAAGAACGCTTTCAGCTGCACTCTCAAGCATTTTCTTTGCGTTGAGGTTTTGTTCAAGACTACTGTAACGGACAATTGCAACGAACATCTCCCATAGAGTTGGAAGTGCTGCTTCTCCTTGTTGCATATCCTCAATTAACTTTGAGATAGCTTCTCTGCGCCGTTTGCCAATAGCTTCAACCAAATCGAGTGTTCCGAACATTTGCTCTTCGGTTACTCGTTGCTCAAAGTTTCGTGAAATTAGATCAACGATGTTCTCTGAGAACGCTCCCATGTATGTTCCGATGGCAGTAGTCATTGTTGTTCGGGAACTTTCAATATGAACCATTCTCATTTCCCCTAATTTGAAGGCAAACGAAAGGGTTTCACCATCATAATCTAACGATATGGCAAATGCCACTGATGCTGCTTTTGTCCCATCATAGCTATTGTTTACAACCATAACTGGGATAACATCGCCAATTGTAAGAACATTTTGGCTACTTTGGATAGCGATCTCATTTCTCATTCGTGTGAGATCATAAGACATGATTGTATTTTCAGCGATGATTGGATAACCAACGCTCTCAATCGAATCTCGAATCTGTTGATTTAGGACATCGTTTCCTACGAATTTGTAAACGTTGGAAACATATCTACAATAGTTGTACTCATCATCGTCGGGTGGACTTGTGTAAACTGCAATAAGCGGGACAAAATCATTATCGGTTTGATGAGCAAGTGCTTCATCTTCTCCTGGTAGATATCCTGTTGTCAATAATCTATATGCAACAGTTCCATACCTATCCGAATGAAAGAATAGTCCCTTGGATGCGCCTGATATATCAAGTCCCATCTCCACTGCGCGTTCTGCAAAAGGTGTCATTCTTAATCTCCTTTGTCAGTAAATTTTTTCTTAGAATTTTGGTTATTGCTTGATTAATTTCATCTATTAATCCTTGTTGAAATACTTCTGCAATATCATTGTGAACTCGTTTTGCAAAATATTGTAAAGCAATATCCATAAATCGGGATGTGCTAATATTTCCAGTTTCCGCTGTATATCTATTTTTTCCAATATGGATTCGATCTTTCATAAGATATATTATTAAGTCGGCTTGATGCTCTAGGTTTGATTTGCTATGTTGTCCTCTTCGAACTACCCCACCTCCGCCCGAAAAGTCATCCTCAGATTTTTTATGAAACAACATTATAATCTCTCTGCCCAGAATCTTAAATAAATATTTCTTCCGTCAAAGTCAAAATGATTGCAGACATCTATAATTTTGAATCTGCCTTCAAGAGTGAAGAAATAGTCAGCTCTTATATCGGTCCATATTGATGCATGGGGGCAGGATGGTTCATTAAGAAGTTCAGTGGTTAACTCGATATTACGAGATTCGAACTCCTCATTAAATGATTCCGCATCAAATTGCGCTTCTTCTAGAATCATATTAGCCAGAATTGCATAGTTTGGAACTATTACGTCAATACTACTGCCTTTATGTGTAACAGTCGACAGAAGATATATAAAATATGTGACGTTTGTAAATGATACATGCTCAAGAAATCTGTAGATACAAATTCTGTCGAAGTTCATAACAGTTCTTTCCATGAACTCGAAAATATCAGATTTGATATTAAACTCTGACTTTTGTTTTCGACTCCAGTTTTTCCATTTGCGTTCGACTTTTTGTGCGTCGTCATGAGCATAATACATTGTATCCACATTAACTAGAAAAGCGGGGTTGTCAATAGCCAGTGGAGGTATTTTTCCTCCTGCGATATTCAATATAGATTCTGCCATATGATCTCCTTATTACCTTACAAATTCAACCACAATACTCTTAGTGAATGGTTGAATATAAAATTTAAAGTATCTTTCTTTATCAATGTCTTGTGTATCCATTATTTTAAGAGTTTGAGCTGATACTTCCATCTCCCCAAACCGTTTTAAATAAATATTGAATTTATTATTTTTAGATGGAATTGCAAATAGCTTAGAGTTTTGAGAGTTCATAAAACTATCTTTTATTCTTTGAAGTCTTTTGAACATTGATTCTCTATTCAGATCAACCGTTCTGCATACTTGATTATATATCTTATCAATCTCTGGATATCTATATGCCACTCCTTTGATTGAAACTTCATTTGCAGTATCAAGAGAAATGTATTTATTCCTATCAATTGATGATAAAAATATTTGAAATGTCTTTCTTAAATCTAAGGGAGTTTCTTGAAGGTTGATTTCTTTAAGAGTTCGAGTTAGAAGAATCCCATCATATTGTCGTAATATTATTTGATCATCTGTAACATTATTCTTGCTTATGTATTCATCAATTATTGATTTAGTTGTATTTCTTAAAAGAGATGTTAACCTAGAATTCTTCTGCATCATCTGACCGATTTTAATATTTCTGCCGAGTTTATCGTTCTCGTCAATATCGGTCATATCGAAACCTGTTTTTTTCATTATATTATAATGACACGCTTCAATATCATAGAGATATACATCTCTTAGGACAAGTTTTAATTCCTTATTTATTTTCATAATGAAATTGGGCGGGGATTAATATATGTCCCCGCCCAAATCTCCGTTATCCTAAGGTGTTGATAACGACATTATCAATCTGAAGGTGATGATTGATATCCGTTACTTCGGCCTGTCTGTTCAGCAACCAGGTAATGGCATCGCCATTGGTTACCAGATCTTCAACCTTGCTGCTTTGCTTATACCGAAGATGCAATGCTTCAAGGTCAAGAGGTTGCGCCAATTTATCGACAATTGTTCCGTTGTCGATTTCCAGGCATTCGATTTCATTGTCTTTCTTCTTTGTCCGAACGATTGAATGTGGAATCAATTGATCGTTGACTCTGTTACAGAATACAACGATGAGTCCGAATTTAACTCCATAGCATTTAATGGAAATATCGCCGTGTTCATAAATGACTTGGAAACCGTTGTTGTAAATTTCCATACTTAGTGCGGGAAGATCCAAAATTGGAATAGCTGCTGAGTTTTTGAAGATGAAAAGATCTCTCAGTTCATGACCTTCTGCATCGACTTCACCACTCCCATCCGGGACAGCGATGATCATATTTTTGACTGGATCGACGCCCCTGATTGCAACCCGAGGAATATTGATATTTGGAAATGTATCAATATTTTCTTCCAACCAGGTTGATAACCCTGTGATTCCAATAACTGGAGGGCCATCTGGAGCAACAGCTTCCGTTGCTTCTGCTACACCTTCAGTTTCGGCAGCAGCGGCAGGTTCTTCTGTTGCTTCAGCAGGTATATCAAGTTCCTCAGCTGAAAATACATTTGGGGTTTCTTGCGGTGTTTTAACCATGTCCGATAGGTTTTCCATGTGTGTCTTTCTCCTTTAGAATTATTGTTCCCACTTCTGTAGGTCTGTCTCTAGATCTGCTCTCCATTGATCGGGTTCATATTTCCCGTATGTTTCAAGAGCAGCTCCTGCAAGGGCCATTATTTTTACAAGTTCTTCATATGATTTGACGGGCGCTGTCCCTTCGATTTCCTGTTCAGCACAATTTGTCAACCATGGAGGTAAATCTTTCGACCACTTGCCGGCATAAGCCTTTTTTGCTTTATTAACATATTCTTCAATGATAACTAAAAAACTTGCGATATTCAAAGCGTGTATATCTTTATAATTTCCAAATGCACGCGTTTGAAACGCTCTTTCTTTTCCGTATAGTTCTAACACTTGTAGTTCGTTCATTCTACTAACCTCGTTAAATAATCGTGATTTTTGAACAACTTATCGTGATACTCTGGCATATATTCCAGTACAATATCACCTTTCCAATGATATCTATGTGTCAATTCTTTTACAAAGCCAACTAAATTGAGATCTCCATCTGGCATATTAAATGGAAGATGTGACCCCTTTCCTTTTTTTCTGTTTGATAAGTGAATCACTGAAACGTATTTTAATATGTACTGCATAATATGTGGATGAAACCACTGATCCTCTGTATGGCTTGTGTCTAAACAAACTTTTAATCTTGGATTATTATGTTGAATACAGTTCTCGATTATATATAAAATATTTCGAAACTCTTTTTTAGTCTTATGTTGGAAGTTTTCAACGCATAGTGTAGCATCTATTGATGTATTCAAAAAAGATTGAATGAAGAACCCGATACCTCTATTAGGATGTATGATAAACTTCTTACAAAATAAAGTAGATTCTCCAATCTTAATAATGTCTAGTATTTTATCAACCGGTTGCTTTAGTGCATCCAACGGAAGATGAATTGCATTGACTCTTATACTATTTTTATAAAGTCTATTTATAATTTCATCTTGGTTTTCTTCCCATATATTATACTTATATACGGCAAGTTGAATATCAACAGGAATACGATCTAGCTTGTATCTGTTATCTTTTCCGAAACCATATGATAT